GCCGTATCCAAATGTGCGGTAGTTCTACATTCGTGAAATGTGTTCGCATTGTTTTACCCCCCATTTTAGTTTTTTGTTTTGTTGGTGTTGTTTGATCCATGCTATATTACCGGCTTCGAAAATATTATACTTGATTGATTTTTTAGTGTCAAGGTCGTTTAGTGAATTAATTGAAATAGTTTAACAGGTCTGAGTGTTAATTCTATTATCTCTAATACTCCTGAAAATAGAAGAAGAAGTGTGTCAAAATGACACATGTGTGCGCGCGTGAGCGCGCGCGTATATATAGTGTTTATAAAAATGGTTGAAACGCTCCTATCTACTCAACTATTTCAACATCACGCCACAAATCAAACACACAAAGACAACAAACCCCACAAATCAACACTCATAAGACACATAACACACACAAAGCGCAAGAGCCGCAATTCTAACACGCTCATTATTCACATAACACAAAGTAATCAATCACATTATGCACACATTTAAAAATAATCAATCGCCCATGCCTATGATCCCATTCAATCCAATTCCATATTTGTTTTACCCACCCCTGGGGGTTTCGGATGACCCTATGGGCATCCATCAGGGATTGTGATCTTGATGGGGATGGTACCCACCCACACCCACATTTTTTCCAAAATTTGACCTCTAATTTTTCAACTTATTCATACACGCATTTTTTCTAAAATTTGACTTCTAAATTTTCAAATAACTCACACTCACATTTTTAAGAATATAATTTCTCTTGACAACTAATTCTTGTAATTCTATCCTACGCACAATTTAAAAATAACAGTTCCAAATAAAAAGGAGAATATCATGGAGAAAGTTAAGGAAAAAATCAAAGGGGTGAAAGGGATCAAAATCTTCGTGCATGGTCGGTATTACTACAAAACAGAAACGGCCAAAGGAACCAAACCTTACGAGATGGTGGTGCGTGCGGCCTCTCTGGAAATGTTTCGGGAGTCTTCACAGAAATATCTCGGGACCGACGACAACGGCCAACCAAAATTCAGGACGAACTCATACCTGAATATCCGTGGTCAACTCAAGAAACGGCTTTTGCCGATTCTGCTTCAGCGAAAATTCCCGGATTTTGCGCGAGTGCGTTTCGTGGTGATCGACGAGATCGTGTCGGAAACGGGCGAAAAACTCGATCTCCCAATCAATCTCCGCTCAAGGACGCAATTGACTGCAATGGTCAATGACGAGAACATCCCGATCGATCCGGCGGAATACCTGGAAATCGACGACCTTCGCACCGATATTCTCGAATACATCCAGGAACCTGAAACTTTCCTGAAAAACAAACCCAGTCGGGACCGGCGGCGGCAGGAAGAACGCCAATTCATCGAGATGAACGATCTCGGCGACGAAACCCTTCCTCCGATCCACGACACGATCGAACGCCCGAGAATGCCCACGATTCCGGAAACCCTGGCGCGGGTCGGTGATGGTGCAAGGGTACCGATGGGTGGTGTGTTAGATGCCGATTGATGTTCTGCCACCGGATATAATTTATCCGCCGGGTGAGAATGTCGCGGTATTGAAATCAGGGGAACGGTTGCCGGTGGGCCCACGACAACTGGCTCCGTCCGAGATTGTCGCCCAAATCAAAGATGCGGTGTCTTTGCCGTACATGGGCAAGGAATCCGACAAAATCGGAATGACTCTGATTGAGGCCGCGATCTATTCCGCCGCCAAAAAAGCCGCTGATGGCGATCTTGACGCACTCGAAAAACTTTTAAACCGTTTGATGGGAAAACCGATGCAAACAGTTGTTCAGGCTTCTGGAACCTTGAGGGAGTTCTTGGATGGACTTGCACGCTCTGACTCCGGCGCAAGCGGCGATATTGATCCGCTTGCGGAATAATCTCGAATACTACGCCCGAAATTGTTTGAAGATTGTTGACAAACAAGGCGTCGTCCTCCCTTTGATTTTTAATCGGGCGCAACAGTACATCCATTTTCGTCTTGAAAAACAACGGGTCGAGACAGGAATGGTCCGGGCGGTGATTTTGAAAGGCCGACAGCAAGGATGCACGACGTATTTGCAAGCCCGGTATTTTCACCGGACGAATTTTAATTCGAACTTGTCCGCCTATGTACTCGCCCACCAGGTTGAATCCACGATTAAAATCTTCGGAATGACTCAAACGTTCCGGCGGAATCTTCCGCAGGATTTACAAATCCCACTGGAGAAAGATACCGAACGCGCTATGACGATGGAGAACGGATCGGGGTACAGTGTCGGTACTGCCGGATCCGCACAGATCGGACGGGGAATGACAGTGCAACTTTTCCACGGATCAGAAGTGGCGTTTTATGAAAATGCCGATCAACTGTCCACGGGATTGATGCAGACGGTCGCGGATGTCGCGGGAACAGAATTGATTTTTGAATCAACGGCCAATGGACCGGGGAACTTTTTCTACGATCTCGTCAATGGCGCGATCGGCGGGAAGAATGGGTTCATCCTGATTTTTATTCCGTGGTACTGGCAAGAAGAATACACCGATCCGGTTCCACTCTCCGAGAAGGATCTCGACGACAAAGAGCAGAAATATTATGCGGCGCACAAGAACGATGGCCTCACACTTTTTCATCTGGCCTGGCGGCGGAGAAAAATTGCGTCATTCGGCGGGGAAGAGTGGAAATTTATTCAGGAATATCCGTTCAACCCGGAAGAAGCATTTGTGAAAGCAGAGGGGAGATTTTTTGATCTCCCCCGAGTGTACGCCGCTCGGGGTCGGAAAGTCTCGAAAGATCCGTTTTCACCGCTCATCATCGGGATTGACCAGGGACGCACGGGGGATTCGACGGAGATTTGTCGGAGGACGGGGAGAATTATCCACCCTTTTGAATCGATTCCGGGGGATGATGGAGTGGAAAGAGATATGCGATTGGCCGGACGAGTGGCGCGGATCATCGAAATTGAAAAACCGGATTTGGTGGTGTTCGATGTCACGAACGAACACGGAGCCATGGACCGGCTTCATGAACTCGGGTATTCCCGGCGATTGGTGAAGGGAGTGCATTTTGGGGAAAAGGCGGTGGATCCGACACGGCATCGGAATATGCGGGTGCAGATGCACTTTGATTTTCGCACGTGGTTTGAGGATCCGGATGTTTCGATCCCGGACGACCAAATGTTTGTGACAGAAATTGGATCGATACCGAAAGAAAAAGAAACGAGCAACAATGTCGCGTATCTGGTGTCGAAGGACGATATCAAAAAAGATTTGCGGTGGTCACCGAATAAACTGGACGCTGCGATTTTGACGTTTGCTTTTCCGGTCCGGCGACGGGTGAAGGCGGAAGGGAGTTTGGCATCAACAAACTCGGTGAAGAGTGAATATAAATCCCGGTTACGGAGCTTCAAAAAAACATGATACTTCAAGAATGGGATATCACGCTCACGTTGACAGAAGATAGGGAATATCTTTCAGAATTAATTCGTAAAAATAAATACAGCCTTTTGAACGATCGAGGGATTCAGAAATTACTTGAGTACGTGCGATACGTTTGGGTGGGAACGACAGGTGGGATACCGGGTGGGGTTCTATTTTTTTGCTATTACCCGAGTGTAAACCGATGGACGTTTGATGCCTACAAAGAGGACGAATTATTAAAAAGTATTGACAATAAGGGAAATTTCAGTTATAGAGCAGGTAAGTTAGTGCTTGATTGGTTCTTTCAACAAAAATTTTCGGAGACAATTTTTACGATGCACGACGTTACAAACCGGGGAGCGACGATAGTGTGTAAGAGATTGGGGTTTAGGCCAGTCGAATGTTCCGACGGTTTTATCACGTTAGAACGGAGAGCATAACATGGGGGAAACACCAGTATGGAAATGGATTGTGGCCGGGGCAAATCCACTTGCTGCGATTCCGGGGATTTCTCCGTATTACGATTCAGGCGAATCTGACGAAGGTTCGGGAGAATCCAGTGATCCGAATGGTTTGTCACCTTCAACACCGGATGTCGGGAATGTTTCGGATGTCGGAAGTCTTGAACAACAGGCCGCGCAAAGACGTTTGGCAAGGATGTCAAAGTATTTTACTACTCCTACAGGGGTTTTAGATACCCCGACCGGTTCTTCCGGAGTTTTTTGATGGCCGTCCATCCCGATCTTATCAAAAAAGAATTTGCCGCAGTTAAGTCTCGCCGTACCCCGTGGGAAAATGTTTGGGAATTAATCGCCCGGTATATTTTTCAACGAAAACAGGGTTTTACCACGATTTCTACGCCGGGGGATTTTTACACCCATGAAGACGTTTTGGATAACACCGCCGGGCAAGCACATCAAACCATGGTGTCTTCGTTGGACGGAGCGCTTTGGAAAAATGGTGGGCGAACTTTTCGGATAAAAAAACCTCGACAAGCGCGAGACACAAAAGAGATTCGAGAATTTTACGCAGAGATTAATGCTCGGGTTCAGGGGCAGATGGAGCATGAGAATTCCGGATGGGGAACGGCCCGGCAGGAAGCACTCGCAGAAGGATCGGCATTTGGAACAGACGCGATCGGAATTTTTAAAGCCAAAAAAGGTTCACAGCATAAAATCGAGTATCGGAGTCTCCCGCTAAAAAACCTTTACGTCGTTGAAGATGCTCGGGGTCGAGTGGTAAAAGAATTTTACGAATTCGAGTACGATGCCTTTCAACTGGTAGCGGAATACGGGGCAGAGGCGAAAACGGATAAAGTTAACGCCGCCATTGAAGCAAATAACCGAGACACAAAATTCAAAGTGATTTGGCTTGTCCGGCCCAATGAAAGTCCGGATACGATCAAACAGTCGTATGAGTCGATCCATATTCTTTCTGACGACAACAAAATTCTTCGCCATGGTGGGTTTAATGGGAACAGTATCGTGGTTTCAAGATTTTATAAAAACGAGGGAGAAGAATACGGACGGTCGCCAGGGTATAACGCGCTTTCTCCGACGATTGAGTTAAACGGGGTAGTTGAGATCATCACGCAGGGCGGGGAACTTACGGCTCTACCGTCTTGGTATGTTTTAGACGACGGGACATTTGGGAATGGGACGATTGATCGATCACCTGGGGGCGTGATCCCGATCGACGTAACCTCTTCCCGAATTACAGGGATGGCTCCGATTGGTCAGATTGGAGCCGTAGGTTCTCTTGCGCCTCTTCTGAAACTTGTCGAATGGTTGACTTTTGAAATCAAGGCACATTTTTTGAATGACAAATTGACGGATTTGAATAACACCACTCGAATGACTTTGGGTGAAGCGCAAATCCGGAATGAACTTCGGGCGGATAATACAGGGGCGATTTTTTCACGACAATTGGAGGAAAAATTTACTCCGGTCATTCGGAGAACGATTGCGATTTTGGAAGAAGAGGGGGATCTTGGGATCGAGCCTGGATCAGATCTATATAAGCAGGGTGTTGCTTCAGGGAAAATGATTTTAGAGATCCCGTCTGAACTTCTTGATCTTCGAAAACAAGGAGTTGAGATTTACCCGATTGAATATATTTCTCCGGCGGCGAGGATTTTACGTTCCGAAGAAGTACGCGGATTAATTTCTCTCTGGCAATTTGCAACGACGTTTTCTGCGGCGGCTCCGGAATTGATGTTATGGATCAACAAGAGAAAGACTATGCCGATGGTTCGGGATCTTTACGGTGCGCCGGAAGATTCGATCATATCGGAAGAAGAATTTGAATTGGCTTATGATGAATGGAAAAAATCCCAGGCAGAGCAACAACAAATTCAAGCAGCGGCAATTGCGGCGGAAATTGCTGCTAAGACGGCATCCGCAAATCAACAAAATGCCCAAGCAGCCGCCACAAAAGGCGGGATGAACGGGCTAGTAAATGGAGGCGGCGCAGGAATGGCCGATATGATTGCATGAACGAAGTCAACCTCGAAGAAGCGGCAAAATCCGCGAAAGCAAAAGAAGATGCAAGGGTGGAGGTAAAACGGATTCTTGAGGAAGCACGAATCGCAATCAACAGCGCGAAAGAAAACAAAAGTGTGGAGATTCTTTTGCGGTATTTGATGCGACTCAGTGGTTTCTATCAGAAGCCGATCGTTGTTGGGGTCGATGGTGATGTGAAAGTGAATGCCACACTTTTTAATTCAGGACGGGAAGCGTTGTATCATGACTTGAGAACCTTAATGTCCGCAGAGACAAAAAACCTCGTTGAAAGGAGTGAATAACATGTTAAGAATTTTCTCATTTTTAATGCCTAAAATTTTTTATTCATTTGCTGAGGGAGATGGCGGGGCCGGTGCGGGGGCCGGTGCGGGGGCCGGTGCGGGGGCCGGTGCGGGGGCCGGTGCGTTGACGATTACTGCTGAATCGATCGGAGCTTTGCAAGGGGACGGTTTTCGTTCTCTTTTTCCAAAAGAGATTCAGGCGAAGCCGTATATGAAAGATGTGAATACCTTCGGAGATTTTGTGAAGAAATTTGATGGGGCGCAAAGTCTCTTGGGCCAACGGGCGGTTCCGGATGCGAATGCAACTCCGGAACAGTGGAAAGAATTTCACGCAAAGACCGCACCGAAAACGGCGGATGAGTATAAATTTTCTGGGAGTGTTGATGGGCTAGATCCGGAATTTGTGAAGAAAGCGGGAGAAGCAAAATGGCTTCGTCCTCTTCTTCATGCGGCCCAAGTAAGTCCACATCAAGCGAATATTCTTTTTCCGGGATTTTTGAAAGTTGTGAAGGAAGCGGAAATCGCAGATCAAAAAGCGCGGGATGCTTCGTTCGTTAAGTTATCGTCCGAACTTTTCAAGGATCAAAAAGAAGCGATCGTTTCCAACGCAAAGAAATTTCTGGCTTCGCATTTGCCGGATAACATTAAACCGTTACTGGACGGTTTGGACGATAAACAGTTGACTACCCTCATTGCGGTTACGGATGGTTTGGCGAAAAAATTCACGGGCGAAGATCCGTTCCGTGGTGGTGGTGCGGGGGCGGCGGCCGGAGGTGGAAATACCCGAGAACAATTGATCGCGCAAATGCAGGAGATTCAGAAGGATCCATGTTATTCTGATCCGTTCAAAGATCGTCCGAAACATGCAGAACTTCTTCAAAAAATGGAAGTAATCAGAGGAAAGTTAAAAGTATTACAAAGTGGAACTTGACAGGTTTGAGTAACCGTGGTATTTATATCGTTAAGAAGTACAGAGTAAATTTTCCAGTGACATTTAAGTAATCGTCCGGGTTTCCGGGGATCGACGAACGAATAGCTGGGTCAACCAAAAAAGGAGGGAGCCAATATGTCGTGGGATACGGTACAAATTACCGAATTCAATGCGGCTCTTGATGTTCAAGAGCAGCAAATGACTTCCCGCCTATTGCCTTATGCCGTTCGTAAACCCATCAATGGTGACGATTTCGCCTACGATGGGCTTACGGAAGTTCAGGCGTATCATGCGAATGGCCGGAACCCGGATATTCAGCCCTTGGAGGCTTCGTTTACCCGTCGAAAAATGTCGCGGGATCGGGTGGTTGTGACTTTGTTGGTGGACAACAAAGATGTTCGTGGGATGTTGACGGATCCGCAGAGCCAGTTGGCTGCACTTTGTATCGCGGCAGTCGAACGCGAAACGGATCGGGTGATTTACGATGCGTTGTTTGCAACCGTTTACACAGGTCGCAATTTTGGCACGTCGGTGTCGATGGCGACCGATGGTGTGACGACGGTTGACGCAACCGCCGGGTTCACCTATGAAAAGTTGCTCGAAATTCGCGCCAATTTCATTGACGCAGAAGTGGGCAACCAGGGCCAGGTTCCGATCGCCATCGGGATCTCCGGGGATGAGCATACCGATCTGATGAGCGAAGTCGAACTCACCAGTGGCGATTACACGTCGCAGTATGTGATCCAGAAGGGGATCATCACGCAGGCGCTTGGGATGGATCTCGTCGCTTTTGGTGGCGGGTCCAGTATTACAGATCCGATTTTAGAAATTGACACCTATCGGATTTCGTTTGCGTTGGCTACCAAAGGTGTCGCGCTCGGGATTTCCCTCGATCGGAAAGTCGAAGTTAAAGACTATCCTACGAAGATCGAAACGAGCATTATCAACGTAATCAAGGAACTCGGTGCGGTTCGTACGCAAGGTGTCCGGGTTCAGAAAATCAACCTAACCCCGTAGAAAGGAGCGAAAACCCATGGCTGCTTATAATGATTTTGTGACGCAGAATGCGTCAAGCGTTAAAGCCGACGTTGATGTTTCTGCTCGTTTTTGCGGAGCGCCGGTGAAAAAAGTTGCTTTCAGTTTTGAGAAAGCGGCTGCCGATATCGATGCCTCGATTTGGCGGATTGCTCGCATTTCACCTTTTGCTAAGATCCTTAGCTTTAAGTTGGCTTGCGACAACATCACGTCATTGACGGATCTGGATGTCGGTTTTTACAAACCTCTCGAAGTCGGTGGGACCGAGATCGACAAAGATTGCATCAAAGACGGTCTTGATCCTCATACGGGTCAGACGGCATTGGTCGAACTGTACATCAAGGCGACAGGGATCGATGAAGTCGGGAAAGAAGCATATTTGCTTGCCGGAGTGACAGCGGCGAATGCGAAGAAGTACGGAGCGTTTGACGTGTGTTTGACGGGCAACACTGCGGGTGCCGATACCGGTACCATTGCAGGAGTTCTCGAATATATCGAATAAAAAGAAGCGAGGGATAGATTATGGGATCTCCGGTTTCACCCGTTGAAGTCTGTAATCTATCCCTCGATCTTTTACGGCATAATCAACTTATTTCGAGTATTGAAACCCCCGAAACCGAAGAAGAGGCGTTGGCTTCTCGTTGGTATCAATCTCTCCGTCGGGCGACTCTCCGGATGTTCCCCTGGAATTTTGCTCGGAAGCGTTCAACGCTTTCTCGAATTTCTACGGCTCCTGAATTTGGATATTCTGATGCGTATCAACTTCCCAATGATTACATCAATTATGTTTTTATTGGGGAAGATCCCATCGATAATATTGAGACTGACTTTGTTATTGAAGGCGATCAACTTTTAATTGATAATGATGGAGCGTCTTCTTTAGAATTATGTTATATCTACGATGTTGAAGATGTCGTTATTTTTGATCCTATTTTCCTGATGCTCTTGGTTTCAGAGTTGGCCGTCGTTTTTGGAAATTCCATAACCGGTTTGAATAAGAGTATTGCGGGGATGGAGAGATTGCGCGACCGTTGGGAAGCAAAAGCGAGGGCAAAAAACGGACAAGAGAATCCGCCCCGTGGGAGATATGTTAGTCCACTGCTTACTAAACGGAGGGGTGCGCGAAGATCAGGGTCTTCTGATGGCACGCACTTGTTTTCTTAATGCCCCTCAATTTTTTCCAGAACTCCTTCGCATCCGGGGAATTATCTCCCGAAGTTTGGGCAAGGAACGATCGTCCGTTTTATAAAAACGGTTTAGAAATCTGCCGCAATTTTACGCCGCTATTAACCGGTGGTTGCCGATTCCGTCCAGGTACCGGGTATAGTGTACACACCCGCTTGAATAACGATGCCTTCGGTCTTCCTTTTCGTTTTAATGTTGATCAAGCGTATTCCCTTGAATTTACGGATTACAAACTTCGTATTCACAAAGATGGCGGGGCGTTACTTGAAACAGCGAAAACCATTACCGGTCTTGTTGTTGCTACGGGGGTAATTACAAGCGCGGCGCATGGATTTTCAACAGGGGATGAAGTATTTATTGACGGACTTGTTGGGCCGGATATTTTGAACGATCAATTTTATTTGGTTGTGAAAGTGAATGATAATACGTTCACGTTAAAAGACGTGGACGGGACCGCCATCGATACTACGGAAATGGATGCGTATGTTTCTGGGGGAACCGCTGCGAGGGTTTACGAAATTACCTCTCCGTATACTGCGGCGGAAGCAAAGGTGGTTAAGTATTGTGGGACCGCAGACCTTATGTATCTTTTCCACCCCGATCACGAACCTCGGGTACTTATTCGTTCAGGGGCAACCTCTTGGTCGATTGCTACATACACCAGATATTCCGCGCAGTGGGAGATTACGGGAATTACGAATGCGAATCCCGGAGTAGTTACGACAAAAACAGATCACGGGTTAACCGCCGGGGATCGGGTGTATATCGCGCAAGTGGTCGGAACTTCTGAGGTAAATCACACCGAGTTTTTGGTGGGGACAACGGGTGCAAAAACGTTCGGGTTAAAGACTTTGGCCGGGGCGGATGTGGATACCACCAATTATGGTGCCTGGGTTTCTGGTGGGAAAGTGGCGATTGTCCGGGATCTAGGGTTGGCTATCACTGCGATTACTCAAGCGGCTGCGGGGATAGTGACGATCACCGGACATGGGTATTCGACGGGGGATAAAATTTATATTGATGGCATTGTAGGAATGACGGAACTGAATGCTCAATTTTATTGGGTTAAGAAGATTGACGCGAATACTTTTAGTCTCACTGATGAGATGAGTGTTGATGTCGATACTACGGGGTATACGGCATATACCTCGGGGGGAACGTCACAATATATTCACGGGCTTTTTACTAAGATTGGGGATTTTCCCGGTGCTGGGAGTTTTTACGGCGGTCGAATGGCTATCGGCGGAACGGATAATGACCCCGATACTTTTTGGTTATCCCGTGGTCCGGATTCTGAAACGGGGGAAACGGAGTTTGACGATTTTTCTATCGGTACGGAAGATACGGATGGGTGTATTTATCTTATCCCAGCTCTGAATTTTCAAGCGCATCGAATTTATTGGTTCAGTGGTGTTCCAAATTTTATGATTGTCGGGACATCGAGCGGAATTTATAAAGCTAACGGCGGGTCCGACGGCGCGGCAATTACCCCCACGAATATTGCAGTTACCCCAGTGTCAAGCGTTGGGGTTGCGGATATGATGCCGCTTGTCGTTAATAACCAAACGTATTACATCGAGCAAGGTGGATTAACTTTACGGAGTTTTGGGTACAGTTTATTGGATGATTCATATAAGGCGTACGATAAAAGCGTTGTTTCTGAGGGGATTACCCAGGGTGGAATTGTTCAGTTGGCTTACGCGAAGGGCCGCCCTGAAATTATTTATGCGGTTCGCGCAGACGGTGTTTTGTTGTCCTGTACGATTCTTGAATCAGACGACGTTGCGGGATGGGCGCGAGTGTATTTGGGCGGTGATGGAATCGTGTTAAGTGTGGTGACGGAGCCTAAAAGTTCTGGGTTTGACCGAGTAGGTATGATTGTTGAGCGGACAATTAATAGTGCGACACGACGGTACATCGAGTATTTAACGACCGATCCCGAAGTCCCGGATCCGGCGGAATATTTTTCTGATGTTTATAGTCAAGATGCGGATGAAGAAACTTTTGAGAAAATTGTTTTTGAGATGCAGAAACAATTTGTTCGTTTGGATAGTTCTTTGGTTCGGGATACAGTCCAGAGCGTTGTGCTTACTCTTGGGGCCAAGACAGGAGCTTCGGTTACTGCGACAGCGGCTTCCGGGGTTTTTAAATCCACACATGTGGGGCAATATGTTTTTGCAAAATTTTTGACAGGGGAAGAAACCGGAATCGCAGAGATTATCGGGTATACATCTTCGACAGTTGTAACAGTGAAAATTCTGGAAGACTTTGATGCGACAACGTATGCCGCTGGAGCGTGGTATTTAACGGATCAGACAATAACAGGTCTGGGGCATTTAGAGGGAGAAGTTGTTGGGGTTGTTACTGACGGGGCAATTCATCCGGATGAAACGGTTGAAGACGGACAAATTGTTTTGGATTATCCCGCTCGTTACGTTATCATTGGGAAACGGTATGTTGGGTTAGGCCGGTCATTGGATCTTGAAGTAGAGGGGGTTCCGGGAACGGCGATCGCACGGCGGAAAACGGTTGAGACTTTATTCGTAAGGTTACGGAATACTCTTGGGGGTCGATTTAGTACAATCAGTTTTTACGAGGCAAAAGAATTATTGTTCCGAAGGGAGGGGGCCAGTTTCTATGATCGACCTCCGTTGTTGTATTCAGGGTTAAAAAATGTTCCGAATAAGGACGGGTATTCGAACGAAAAGCGATTTTATTTTATTCAGGATCAACCATTACCGATGGAGATTTTGGCCGTAGTTCCTTCGGCAGATATTGGGGAGGAAGAATAATGATCGGTCAACTCATACAAGGTATTGGGCGGATTTATGCCGGGTATTCCGCATATAAATCTGCTTTTGGGGAAGCGTCGTTATTGGAAGAACAGGGGTCTTTGACTCGGGATGATTATTTTAAACAGGCGGCACTCATTAAAGATTCAGGTGAACGTCTTCGCGCTAAACAGACGATGGATTATGTGAGTGCGGGGGTTGAAGTTGTGGGGACACCGTTATTAGTATTGAAAGAAACTTTGTCTCGTTCTTATGCCCGTGCGAGTTCCTACGAAACAACAGGGGGAAACTATCAGGCGTTATATAATCGGAAGGCAAAAATTATGAGAAGTGAAGGCCGAGCGGCCCTTATTTCCGGAATTCTACAAGGTACTGGAATGGCAGTGGGAGGAATTGAAAGTGCCGCAATGATGGCGGGAGGGGCGATATGAGTAAAGGAAAAATAACAGAATACGAGCAAGGATCTTTTTCTCCGTCAGCAGTTGGGACTCCGGGGATGAATAGGGCGGGATTAATTATCGCCCAGGGGATTGAATCTATCGGTCAAGCGTTAGCAAAACATGAGGATACTTCAGATACCTTGTCTGCCATGGATAAATTTGGAGAATTTCAGCTTCAGTATTCGCAGAAGAAACTAGATCTCCAAAAACTATATCAGAATAATCCGATGGAGTTTGCAAAAGCGGCAAAAGAAATGTCTGAAAAATTGGCGGATGATTTTTCAAGTGGTATGTCTGGTGGGGTGGCAAAAAAATTCAGGGCTTTGTCCACAAATTCGATTGCCCAGGATACAGATAACAATGTTTCTTGGGCTTTTAAACGGGATATGGAAATTCAGGTTGGGAAAATTTCTTCGATAAAACAGAATATCGCTTTGAAAGCATCTATGGTTGGGTCGGCTAAAGATCTTGCCGAGATTCGAAGTGATTTTTTGGCGGTCAGTTCAGAATCGCAAAAATTTATCTCAAAGGAAGACGATGATAAGTTGACAAAAACGTATTGGGATCTCTCTAAGAAAAACGCTATGAATGCTCAACTTATGGGAAGCCCTAATCGTCTAAAAGCCGATTTGGATAGCGGGGCGTACAATGGGATCCTTGATCCGGATGAAGTAAAAACATATTCGGATAAAGCCCGAAACGCGATTCAAAATCGAAATTTTGATGATTTATACCGTACACTTTTCATGGCCCAGGACAAAACACTCAGTTTTGTAAAAGGGTTGGATGATGGA